TAATATTTATAAAAGTAATGGTCTAACCAAACGCGAATACTTTGCATCAATGGCAATGCAAGGAATAATAAGTAACAAAGATGGACTTGATATTAAAATTGAACGCATTGTTGAAAGTGCGGTCGATACGGCTGACGCTTTAATTGACGAACTAAATAAAACAAAGCAAAATGAACCAAACCATTCTTTATAATTCAGAAAATAGAAAGCATCTTGTTATTTTGTTAAGCATTATTCCAAGAAAAGGAGATTTAATAGATCTAAGTGACGAACCAGAATTTACAGATAATAATGATTATTTGGTTGTCGATAAAGTTATTTTGTATAAAAATAATGTCATTAGTAGAGTTATTTTAAGTAAAGTTAAAAATGAAAATATATGAAAAATAACGAATTAACAGACGGATTAACCAATGAACAATGGAAGGAAGCGCAAAGATGTTTCAACGCTCGCCCAGCTCCTATCCGCTTTGCCGACACAGTAAATAGCAAACAATCGGTAATAAATTTTTACTTGAATCCTTTGATTCCTGAGACCATGCCCACCTATCAATCAATGAATAAAGAAAGAATGGTTAGCATTTGTTACCAACTTTATCACTCAAAGGAAACCGATACTTTAAAAGAGTCAGCCGCAAAGCTAATTAAACTTATAATTGATTGATTACTAATTTGTTGAATTGTTGATGTGTATGTCGGGGCTGGCATTTGAACCAGCCCTTTTTTATTTAAAATATTACCCCTTGCGTTTTCGCATAATCCACGACCGCCCGAGCATGAGACAAAGCCAACGTATTTTGAAACACGGGGTCAAACATCATTAAAGCATCGTGGTAATTTGTAAAGAATCCATTTTCAGATAATACCGCTGGCATATTTGTTTGAGTAATGACAAAGAAACTTTCTTCCTTATCCTTATCCCCGTCCGTTGTGTCCATGCGATAAATCCATTTGGGAAAAGCCTCCTGAACCTCTTTGAAAAGGAACTCAGCGTAAATGTCCGAACGCGTTTTACCCTTGCTTGTAAACACCTCAAAGCCCCTTGCATTGGGCGAAGTTGCCGCATTTCCGTGGATGCTGAGGTATAACGAAGCCTCATAATTCTGGGCGTTTATATTTGCCTTCGCCACGCGCTTTGTCAATGATACGTCCAAGACAGGATCGTAAACGCGGACCACGGAAAAACCCCAGTCAATTAAATACTGCTCAATCTTTGCCGCAACGTCGCGGTTGAACACGCCTTCAAAGAACCAACCGTAACCGTGAAACTTTGCATTATTATGCTGAGCGCACTTTGAAGGATACGTGGTATAATTGTAAGGTAATTTTTTCTTTGCGTCAAGGCCTCCATGTCCCGCGTCAAGGAAAACACAAAATTTAGATGCTTTCATATTTTTATATTTTTAAGGGCGGTGCAAATCAATGCACCGCCCTGATAGTCGCCTAAGGTAGCGAATCGTCTGCGCCTATTTCTTTACAAACGAAATCCAATGAGTGAAAAAGCTGCAGAAACCAAAGAAAACTTAGGAGGTAAATTTACAGAAATCTCCTTTCCAGCGCACTCTCTTGATGTCTCCTTAATCTTGTCCCAAATGATTTGAGCAAGTTGGATATATTCGCGCCATGTGAATTTCACTTTGTTGCCCTCAAGATGAACATTTATTTCACTTGCCAGCTCCGCAAAATTCATTGAGTAACAAGCCACATCACCCATTGGTGACTTTATTCCATCTGCATTTTTCAATGCTTCTTTTAAATTAGTCTGCATATTATTTATTTTAACGATTAAAAAAACGTGTGATTAAAACTCCAAGGTTCACCCCTGTAATTCGTTTAATATTTTCCGAAATAGAATAAAGCTCCACCGTTGCTATTAAAAACGCTGCCATGTACGTTATGTTAAACGGAAGGCTAAAGGTATTTCTTGCACCTTCGAATATAAGGATACCACAAAAATATACAACTATCTTTTCCATTGTCCGATATAACCCTTTGCTATTTATCTTTTGTTGCTCCTTCTTTGCAGCCAGAATTCCCGTCGCCATGTCAGCAAAAACAACGAAAATTGTAAAAATCAGGAATCCTTTAATCGGAACAAAGAAGGAAAATATCCAGCCGCAACAAATGGCATACGTTATCTTTTCCCATCCAAGATGCAAAAAGTTTATTAAGGTTGCTTTCATTTAGTTGGTTTTAACTGCCTCAAAATTACTTTACCATCCTGTGAAATATACCTATTTTTTGCCTCCTCCCAATATAAATCAACAAATTGTCCTAAAACTGGATAACTAATTAATCTTATGGCAAACTTTGAAAATACAATAGCATTTTTTGGCGTTGAACCTTCGACAATGTACCTGAATGCACTTGTATTTTTATTGTAATTAAAGTCAACGGCTAAGGTTGTTGTAAGTGCGTTTATCTGCCATTTGTTATCTGTGTAAAATGCCTCATTGTTTTTTAAAATGGTATCCAATGGATTTTTGCCAGTTAATTCTTGAATGTTATTATTCTCCCTTATGGCTGCCGTTGTTTTCCTTCCGAAGTCATAATAAGCAATTACCTTGTCGGCAAAGTTATTTGCATTGTTTTCAAAACTTGTCATAGCACCATTATATAGTTGACTTGTATCACCAATGATGGAAGCCTTTTCGTAATACCCACCGTCTGTATAATCGGCACGGTAAACAAGGTAATAAGCATTGTCAATGATTTTAACATACGATGTGTCAAAAGTTATTGATTGCGCGTTAAGCTGAGATATACAAAGCAATAAAAACAAAATCTTTTTCATGTTTATTTTTTTTAGTTTATTTAATTGCAAGCCAAAATATTTTAACGCTTTTACTTGAAGCTTCTGTACCATCGTAATTCCATGCTTGCACGGAAAAGGTTGTACTATTTTTTGCATAAACTTCAAATATTATTTTTTCTGCTCCAGCTAAACCAGCCGAAGTTACCAATACACTTGTTGGCGTTACTCCAAGTCCATGCGTCACGGTAAATGTTGCTGATGGTGTTCCCGTGGTTGCAGTTGTTTCTCCCCGTGTCATTAATCCCGTTTGTGCCACTGTTGTAACCTCACCCACAACGTTACTTCCGTCTTTTCCAAGTAAACTTGTCGGCGGAGCCGTTACTGTGTTTATCCTTACCTCCCCATTCACATCAAGTGTCTTTGTAGGTGACGCGTAACCAATGCCTACCTTGCTTGTTGACGCATCCACGAAAAGCATGTGTGCGTTTGCTTCACTTTCCACACGGAAGTCGGAATCAGTTGCGGCTTCATTGAACACGGCTGAGGAGTTGACGGTTAAAGCACCTTGCAACCCAGTTGTGCCGTTTACGTCAAGTTTAAATGAAGGCGTTGCTGTATTAATTCCAACATTTCCACCATTTTGATTTAAAATCAAATCAGCCCAAGCATTTAATGCATTATTATGACCACCTATTGTAGCTTTTCCGTTTAAAATTCCCATGACAACTCTGTCTCCAGACAAACCACCAAAATTACCTGCTATCCAATTTAAACTTCCTGTTCCGTTATTTTCAGAATTAACATGAAATTTATTACTGGCAGTTGTTACTCCAATTGCAGTATTCCCTGTAACACCGAGGGTGCCGCCGATTGTAGCGCTATTTAAAATTGATAAATTACCGTTTGAATTTATACTCATTCTATTTGTTCTTACAGTTCCATATCCTGTAAGAAAATTTAGGCTTCCAACATCAACTCCCACACCATCACCTGAACCTTCAATTGATGCACCGTAATTTAAATAAAAACCATTATTTGAAGAAAATATTAATTTTCCATAGCTTCCAGGGTCTGATGAAGATAATCTTATTATAGAATTAGTACTTTTAGATAAAGATAAATCACCGCTCAATGTTCCCCCACTCAAAGGCAAATAAGTTGAAGCCGCCGTGCCTGTGCGCAAATAATTTGTAAGCATCGAAGCCGTGTCACTTACTAAAAGTGTTGCCGTTGTATCGCGCCAAAGTCCACTTTTATAATACAAAGAAGCTCTGTCAACAGGTGAGGTAATTGAAACGTCATGAAGCTCTGATAATTTATAACCCGATGCTACTCTTATGGCTATTGTACCTGTGTTTATTGCTGAATTAATACAAAAGCCAATAGGCATATCAATGTTAGGCGCAATCGGTTCAACGTCTGTCCAGACACCTGCAACCGTTGGCGAAGGGTAAAGGATTGCACCAGCCGCAAAGGTATCAGTATTAACCTGCCTTATTTTGCCAAATGAAATAACGTAGCCATCTTCACCGTTGCTTAAATCATGTGCCGTTATTCCAAGTAAATATTTTGCATCTATTGAGCCGTTGGCAATGAATTTTGCAACCGTTATCCTGCCACTTGAACCAACCGTGCCATTGGCGTAAACAAGGCTTCCTTTGGCAATGGTCGAGCCTGTTTGATTCTTGACAAGCCAAAAGTTTTTGAATCCAAGTTCATTTGGTACATTGTCATTTAATCCAAGTACCACAGTAGCCAAATCTGAATCCCAACGCATTTTTGCCGTATCTACATTGTTTGTCGGAACATTCACATTGAAAAACAAGGAATCAACTGGCTGAGTGAAAGCCGCACCACCGCCGCCAACCAAGTTCCAAACGTTGGAAGTAAAATCAAACGTATAAAATTTAAGGTTAATGGTATCAAGAATCACCCATGCGTTTTGGTTGTTTATCGGTTGAATGGAAGCCGTGTCACTCAATGACCCGCGCCATGTCAAACCGTCGCCCGTCGTCTGGAAACCTAATCTTTGTTTATTTCCCGTGTTTGGGTACTGAGCAAAGAGGGTAAACGAAAGGAATATAAAAAGAATTGAAGGCAAAGTTTTTTTACCTCCAATCTTCTTAATTAAACTACTCCCCAGTTTAAGCAATACTTGTTCCACCAATATTTCACCCACGCGCCCCAATGTTTTTAAAAAACGTCTTTCTTTCTTTGGTTTTATTTCGCTCATAATACAATACCCATTGTGTTATATATATCAAATATTTCTTCATCCTCATTACAAGTTGCCTCAGGACAACCCACGGCGCTGGGAATAAATCCAAGAAGGTTAGTTGCGCAAGTGCACAAATAATCCTTAATTCTTTTCTTCTTTACCTCCAACCTTTGTAATAAAGTATCTTGATAAAACTTTAAACCTTCAACGCCAACGTTTTGCCCGTATTCGTTATCGATGGTATAAAGTCCATTTGTTCCAAGTTGCATAACCATGTAAGGCGCTGCCTCGTAAAGAACGGCGTTGGCGCAAAATGATTTTAATTGGTCATTCCATAACGCTTGATAAGAAGTACTTGTAAATGCCGTGGAGCTTCCTTTGTCCGCAACCAAGGCATCGTAAAACGTTAAGCCAACGGCAGGAATAATCCAACGGTATTCTGCATCTTGAATGTGAGGGCTTATCAATGACTTATCAAGTCGTATATCTGCTGGCGTTGGTCTTGCAACACCGCCGCTAATCACCTCAGACGGTTGTATTAATTGGCTCATTTGTTTCGATTGGTGAATAACCTAATATTTCCCTTTTTTCATCTTGCGTCAAATTATCCTCAACCGCAATATCGCCCATAAATGAAACGGGCAATGTGTTTGATATAGAGAATTGAACGTCTTTTAAGGCTGGGTTATAAAGCCCAATTTCGGCTAAATAAGGATTTATAATTTTAGATAACATCAAGTTTTGGCGTGGTTTGATAACCGTGCTTTGTAAATATTCCATTTCCTGACGTATCTGTTGATTGCTTCCAAGTTGCCCCGCGGTTGCGAAGCCTGCAAGTGACTTGCTCCATCTGTTCGCCACGACAATCGCCGAGGCTGCCAAGTTTTGCAAGTTTAAAAATTCACCCTCATTTTCCTTTGAGGTGGGAATCCAATTAGCTTTTAATTTCTCGTCCCTCAATACCTGTACAAATAACTTATGATTATTTGCCATTCCTGTAAACTTGCTTTCTATTCCTTCAACCAATTTCTTTGCCTCAGCTGGCGTAATTGATCCGAAAAACTGCATAATACCCGAAGGCATGAAGCCGTTTTCAAATTTACTTGTATTAAACCGCTGAATCCTGTATTCCATTTCAGCCCACATCTTTGCGCCAATCCACTCAGGTAAACCAAAGTAAAAATACCCTGCCGCGTATTGCTTTACATGGATAACGCTTCTTTGCGTTCCGTCCTCAAATTTCTTAAAATCTGGATACATTGGTACCTCCCTAAATCCTTCGCTTTCGTAAAATACGCCGTCGGTGGTAAGTGGCACTTCCTCCCAGTTGTCGTAAATGCCAACAGATTTTATAATCTGATCCGCTTCCGCTTTTCTAATACCAATATTATACACGGGTACATGATAAATATAAGTAAATGGCTCGCTGCCTACTTTGCCTTTAACAATTTCGCAAAAGCTATTCCCAAAAGCATCGTAGTCAAACGCAAGTTGAGCCAAAACCTCCTGCAGATTTTGACCATGTAAATTAACCTGTGAAATAACATCCTCAATTTCATTTAAAGAATCGTCGGTGATAACCTCACCCTTCATCGTGGTTGTAAGCAATGTATTTGCCTTACCCTTCATGGGAATGAAGCCGTCACCGACGACCATGTTTGTTTTATCTTCTATTATCCTTCGTAACGTCGGCGAATTATTTACAATAGCTATAAGGCTTTTTAAAAAGTCATCCTTTTG